GCCATTTTGATCTCTCCTAGTTAAAAAATGCCTTGGCGGTCATGGGACTCACCAAGCCCGCCAAGGCGAGGTGAGCCACCACGGCTACTTAGGCTTGAATGCGACCCTGGAACTGAGCGCCAGAGCTAGTGAGGTTGCCCGCCCAGCCAAGGATTTGGACTTCCGCGTCTTGGTTGACCGAGTAACGCTTGTTCGGGCTGAGAGCGACCATGTTCCTGTCCTTGTGCGGGCGCAGGAAAATGTATTTGGTGTTCAGCGAGAACATCAGCGAGGAGCCGATGTAGCCGCCGATGCCGCCGTCAAGAACAACGTCTGCATCCATGAATTTAATCGTCGGGAAACCAAGCGAACCAGTTTCAGGCGTCGTAAAACGCTGAATGGCCTGGAGCGAGGTCATGAAGTAGGTCCAGTAAATGCTATCCGAGACAATCAAGTCAGGGCGATCAGAACCACGAACCTGGCTGGACCACATGGAGTTCATCGCGGCCTGGATGGTTGTCGCAGACGGAGTGACTGACGCGGCGCTGAAGTCATAAAGCTGCGAACGCCAGAACGCCCAAGTGGCGCGGTTGATGCCGCCGTAGGTGCCGGTGGTCGGGTCAGAAGGCACAGCGGCGTTCAAGCCGGTGACTTCCTTACCGCCAGTGCCGGTGCCGTCGGAGTAGATCGACTGCGCCAGGAGGTTCGACATCGTGCTTTCGGCTACGTTGATGCGGCCTTCGAGCAAGTCGATGAACGCTTCTTTGCCGCTGTTTTGCAGCATTTCAAGGCCAGAGATCACGACAGGGCAAGCAAGCTGCTTAATGTTGAACTCAGCCGCGCTGATGACATCAGCCGCCGCAACGGGCAGCAAGTCATAGCCGCTGTAGAACGCGCCGTTGGCGTTCTGCGCGTAGCTCAGTTCCTGCAAGATGACGTTACCGCCCGAGATGGGCTTGATGTTGCCGCGCATGTTGAGCTTGGCAAGCAGGGCGTTGTTCTTGGTCACGTTGTCGGCAATAGCGCGACTACGAGACTGAATCGTGGTTGCCACAATGTCAGTGGTATTCGGGAAAGCCATTTTAATTCTCCATGAGGTAAGGGTTCACGAAACATGCTTGTTCCGCGTGACACACGTTGTTCCTTGCAGCGGAACTAATGTGGTCGCCTCATGTTCGAGCTAGGCTCGATGGCACAGTGACCGCGACGATACAACGGTGGGAGCCTTGGCTCTCCGTGGCGTTATTCGCTGCACGTTCTTACGACACAATTTTAATCGTTAACAGACTTGGCTGGTGGTGTTTACTTAACGCCGCGTTCCGCAAGGGATGGTGCTTCGTTTAGCAAACGTCCAGCTTTACCCAAAAACAACCTCAAAAGTGCCGTAAGCTATTATAGCACACTTAACATCAACGACTATGGCTAGCAATAGCCGCTTCAATAGCACTTCTAACGTCAATAGCGCCCTGCTGGGGCGCTCCCATTGCCGGTGCGCCACTGACGCTAACAGCCGCTGACCTAGCCTTCTGTGCAGCGCCTGTGAGCTTCTGTGCGCCTTGTGCCTTCTGGCGCGATCCTAAGACGCTGCGAACATGCTCATTGCCGGCGCAAGCCTGGCGGTAGGCGTCATTCAACGACAGATCGCGGCCCCGGCGCTGGGCCATTTCCATCAGATCAGCCATATCCTCGCGCACATCTTCGGCAAACTCAGCTTTCTCCATGAAATCCAGCACTTCGCCCTCGGCTTGCCGGGTTATGTTCTGCTGCGCTTGCGCCTGTGCGTTCTGGTGCTGGCTCATAAACTGCTGAATCGGAGCCAGTTGCTGCTGCATAGCCATTTGTAGCTGCTGCTGCTGTGCGTCAACGCGGGGTATTTCGCCCACCAAGGCGCTGTCTAGCTGCTCAATGAAGCTCTGCCCAAAGCGCCCGACGCCGAACTGCTTAACCAGGCCAGACACCAACTGCGCTATATCCTGCGAAGAACCCGTCCTTAAACGGGCGGCGGTGGACATCAAGTTATCAATTGCCTGGAGCGGGTTGCTGTTCTCGGCTTTGATGAACATCTGGTATGGCGCGATTGTGCGCTCGATCTGCTCTGCGTACTTGCGGGCCTCGGCAGTCTCTTTCAGCGTGGTCTGCACTTCGCGTTCGCGGCGAGCTACCTCTGTGCGAACAGACTCAGGCAACGCAGCCCAATGCTCGCGTGTCTCGGGGTGCCAGGAGGCCGGGGCGCGGCTGTCGGCTTTGGGCGAAGACTTAGGCCCAGGCTGGATGCCGGTGGCTTCGTCAGTCTTGGCTTCGAGCGTCTTGGCTTCGGTGGGCTTGGCTTCGGTAGAGCGTAATTGCGGGCGCTCTGGCTGCGTTTCTTCTTTCTCAGCGGGTTCTGGTGCCGGCGTATTGTCTACTACCGTCTCAACGGCATCATCTTCTTCTGGCATCGCGGCTTCAATTGACTCGCGGAGTGATGGTTCATTTTCCATTGTTTTGACTTTCTAGCTGGTGGATGGCTCTGCGAATGTCGTCTTTTGTGACTGTGCCGCCGTTTGCTTTGTAGTGTTCTCGTTCTTTTGCTGCGGCTTTCCATTCGTTCGTATAGTCGTCGCTGGTCGTTAGGTTATTGTCTTTCATGTATTGGCGGTGCTTCTTGCGGCTGCTTATGTCTTTGCCGTCAGTCGTTCTTGCGCCGTCGTAGTGCGCATCGTTCCAAAGTGCGCGGTCTGAGTTTGTGCGTTTTGCTTTGCGTTCCGTGGTGATCTCTATGACCTTTTTGGTCTTTTCGTCGTATTTGTAGCGCGGCATTGCTTTATCTTTCTTTCTTCTCGCCTTTTGTACGAACTTCCTCGGCCTTCTTGCCTAAGACCATCTTTGCGCCTTTCTCTTCGGCGGCTTCGTATTCTGGGCTTTCGTAATGGTGGCCCTCTGGCTCTTCCATCTCGCCCATGTCTTCCATGTCGGGTTCTTTGTAGTCGTTGGGCATACGCCCGATCTGGCGCAGGATTTCAGCGTAAATCTGCATCTTGGCTTGCATGACTATTGTCCTGTGATGGGGGGAAGACCGGGATTGGGCTGCATTGCTTGGCGCATCATCGCGTTCATCTGCAAGACCTTGCCCTGCGTATCGACGTTTGTGCCTTGCGCGTTAGCCTGACGCTCTGCGGCCTGGGCCTTCTTGTTCTCGACCTCGGCAATCTGCATGGGGTTTGGCGGCGGCGGCTGCATACCGGCTTGCTGCATCTGTGCAATGGCTTGATCGAGGACGCCCTCGATGTCAGTCGAGACGCGGAACTTGCTGACAGACCACTGCAACAGTTTCAGCATGTAAGGCACCGCTTGCGGCATCATCTGACCAAGTGGCGCGACTTGGCTGACAAACGCGCCCAGGCCAGACAGGAACTGCGTGGCACTGTCGCGCTCGGCAGACCAGTCCATCGCAGCCATGCTGTCGGCTTCGACGTTTACACGGTACTCAGCCAGGTTTTCGTCTTTGATAAGCTGAATAGCCTGTTCGGCATATTGAGCATCTGCCGTACGCATGATGTTTGAGCGCGTGGCAATGGTCTCAGGCTGGAAATGCTTTGAGATGATCTCAGCTTTTATGCGCAGTAGGTTAGTGATCCATTCGGCAATGTAGAACTGGTTTAGCTGGATGCGGGTCGAACCAAACTGCGCCTTGATCTGCTGCGCGGTGGCGGTTTCTGACGCCTTCGATGAGCCGCGCATGATGTCGGAGATGCCTAAGACCTCGTATATCTGCTGCGTCTTGTCGGCGCGGTATTGGCGCAGGTGATCGATGGCGTTGACCACTTGCTCGATCGGCACCCAGTCCACTTTGCCTTTAACGCCGCCGGCCTCAGAGAACATGGCCCAGTTGTCTACAGGAATAAGCTGGTTTTCTGCCGCTTGTGAGAACATACGCTGGATGCCCTCGGCGTTTCTGTCGTAGACGCCTACGACCTTGGCTGCGCGGGTCAGCCAGGTGATGCGGGTGTTAATCTCGTCAAGCTCGTTAAACTGATCCTGCGCAAAAATGTAATCGGGGCGCGGGAGGAAGTTGCTCGAGGTAAGGTTTGCCGCCAGCGGCTTGGGGCAGGGGAAAAAGCCGTCTAGTTGCAGCGGGTCTTCCTTGTAGTCGAGGATAACATCAGAGCCTTTTGCCATCCAATAGACCATCTTGCTGGTCTTATCCCAAATCTCAAAGACTTCAGCCTTAGACCAGGGATCATACTTGGGGGCTTCGTTGTTTAGGCGCATATCCGAGGTGCCAGACTGCGTACCCAGCGCAACGGTCTTGCCGATCTCCTCGCCAAAGCGGGCAATAAGCTGATCGCGGGTCATAGCTACACGCCGCGCTACCCAGCGTACTTCGTCCCAAGTGCGTGCGGGCGAATAGAAGAAATCCTGCCAGTAGATGTAATCAAGCGGCGCATCTTCGTTGGTAATGCGCTCAAATGTCTCGCCCGTATCAACTTCCATGCCGGTCATGGGGTCGATGGTTGGGGGCATGGGTTCTTCTTGCGTCTCCACCTCGTATCTGAGCCAGCATTGGCCCATGCCGACAATCAGCCAGTCCTCGATGCCCTGACGTATTGAACTGTCCCAGTTGGAAATGTTGTCGTCGAACGATCTGTTAAGTAGGCGCTGCATGATAACGCCGGCAACGCGGGCCTGGTCGTCGTCTGCGTCCAAGAATGATCGCGCTACTGAGGCTTTTGGCGGGCGGGCGTAGAGAAGGCTAAGTAAGACCTTCATGCTTGACCAGAATAGGTTTACGCGGCTTTCGTCGCGTCCAAAGTCATCGCGCCGGTCTAGGTATCGCCTCGTAATCTTGATGGCGTCGTCGTGCCACTTCTTTAGCTCTTTCTTGGATGCCGTAATTTCGGTATCCCAGCGTTGGGCCATGCCAGCGGGCGTGTTGGCAAAGTCGCTGTTTGACTCAATCTTGTTTTGATTTTCCATTAGCCTAACCGCCCACCCTGTGTGTTCTGACAGTCCCAAATATCGTCAAGGGCAAAAGTGTAGTTTGCACCTTCGATTGCCAATTTAATCTTTTTTACGCCCTTTGGTGCCTGTTTAGCAACTGGCTGGGCGGCAATGGCTAAGTATCTGAACGCATCCGAGGCGTGGCTGTGCTGGTCGTGCTTTGGGCGGCTGCGGTAAGTCTGAGTGCGCTCATCCCACTCGCGCATGTAAGCTCTAAGATGCTCAACGCCGTCATAAGTGCCGGTTTCATCAAAGTAGCACTTGGGCAGAATCAGGCGGGCTGACTCGATGCCGTCTTGCAGCGACAAATCCGTTACTATTCGCGGGGTTATGCCAGCTTTTAGGAACTGCTCGATGATTGACTTGCCGGTCTGTAGTGACTTTGCTTTTGCGTCATGTGGTAGCCATACAGTGCCAACCTTGTACGGGCGGGACTTAATCCAGTCAATGTAGTGGGATATGGGCTGGTTATCGTTCTCGTAAAAGTCGGTGATCTTGTAGCCGTCTGGCGTTGTTTGCCAACCCCACCAACTGCAACTATCCGTAAACCCAAGGTCAGCGACCAGGTCTGTGGTGAACTCCTGGTCTGTGGGGAAGCTGCCTACGCGTTTGTCTTCGTAGGCTTGCCCGATCTGCTTGGCGAAATACGCGCCGGGGATGGCGGCGTCGAATGATATTTCATACTCCGTAAGATAGGTTTCTTCCGTCATCTGAGCGCGGGCGTCTCTTAGCTCGTCAGGGTGCAGGATGTCAGTCTTTGACGCAGGCAACTCCATCATCATGTGCGTGTCAGGGTTTAGTCGCGCCTCTTCGCGCATCTGCCAAAAGAAGTTCTTGCCGCTGGGAGTGCCGGCGAAGATTGCCCAACCACGGCGGTCTGACAGCGCGGGGCGTAGGACCGAGTACCAGGCGCTGGGGCGTATGTGGCCCACTTCGTCTAGCACTACGCCATCGAAGTACATGCCTCGATAATTATCGGGGAGATCAGCGCCGCCAACGTAGATCGTGGATTCGTTGCCGAAACCGTTTTTGATGGTGATCTTTAATTCAGATTCGTTCGGGGGCTTGGCTTGGAGCGGTTTGGTAAGCTCTTTGAGGTAGTTCCACGCGACTTTCTTGGCTTGCTCGCGGAAGGGCGCGAGGTAGGCAAACTGCGGCTTGGGCAAGTCGGATTCCATCGCGCCAATGACCAAGTCAGCGCACATCGCCACAGTCTTGCCGCAGCGCCTGTGAGCAATAACCACAGCCCAACGCTTCTTGCGCGTATGAAGCGGAAGAAAGACAGAACGCGGGATGTATTCATTTATGTCCATGTTTTGTGGGGTGTGCTTTTGCTATTTAAGTTGCTTTTGACGCTCTTCCATCAGCCTCAATCTGACGTTCATATCGTTCATCTGCGTGAATATTTCCTCACGCATCTTGTGCCGCGCATCAGCAGATAAAGGGCTGTCGGTAGGGATGCCTTGCGGTGTAATCAACATTGGCATCTGACCCTCAATCTTGGTCATGCGGATGCCCATGCCATTTACTTCGCCCAGCAGCCACGCAATTGACGCGACGACTACAGGGATAATCGCTTTAAGTATGTCGCCCCAGTTCACGGCGTCGGGCCACCAACAGGGTTAGCTGCGCCGGCAGGGCTTTGCGTCATAACTTCTGTGCCAGCGGGAACGGCTGTTCCTGTGGGGCTTTCGTTCATCGGGCCGTAGCAGTCGGCAAGCTTTGTGCCGTTGATGGGGTTGGGGCGTATTGTGCAGGGGAAGCTGAACATGTTTGACATGCCGCCAGTGGGCGTTGCGGTGGTGGTGAACTTCCTAAACGCGGCGGGCTGCGTTGACCAGGTCGGAGCTTGGGGGAATTGCTTGCGGGGCTGGAACAAGCTCCAGACCTTGCCGGGGGCTGGGGCGGCGCATGAATTGTTCATTAGCTCCATGTCGGCGAGCGCGGGGCCTTTGAGGACGGGGCAGACTGAAGTGCCAAGAGGAAACGTCTTGCCGTTGACGTTGATCGTCTGGCCTGGGACCGCAGTCGTGGGACTTGCGGCGCAAAGAGCGAACTCACCGTCGCAGACCTGAATGGTGGTCGCGTGGGCCAGGGGGGGCAGCAGCGCGACTAAGGCCGCGACGGTGAGCAAAGGGCGCATGTGAGTTCCTTTTTATGAAAAAAATAAAAACGGGATTGGCGATGGGGGGGAGGGGGTACCGGCACCGAGGCCCCCCGCCCTGCCGTTTTCGGGGGGGTGGGGGGTCTGTTTCGCCTGGGCAGGGCCGAGTGGCGGATACCCTCTCCGCCACACTCGGGCAGAAAGCCTAGGCTTATCAATGCCTTGCCAATGGCCCGTCACTCTAGCCCATCCCCCTGCCCATCCCCCGCGTCGGCGGGAGCGGGCGCGGGCTGATCGAGCGTGACATGAGCGCTGCCGGCGACGGCCCGCCCGGTGAGCCAGCCGAGGTTGATGGTGATCGGCGGCCCGCCGGCCTGGGCCTGGACGGGCGGCAATAGGCGGAGGACGCAGCCGGCGAACGTGGCGCGGTCAGAAGCTACGTCAGAGCGTGACAATTCTATGAGATATTCCGCAAAGCCGCCGGGCCGGCAGTCCACAGCCGCGTCATGTATAGCGCGTTTAATGTCTCGCGTTGTCAGAGCCTGTGCACCGGGAGGTTTGCCCAAAGGCGCGGGAATGACAAGCCGGTTCAGCCCCTCGGGGCGTCTGACTTTCCCGTTTCCGTTCGCTTGCGCCGTTTTCATGCCTAATATTTACTCATTAAAACTATTTTCCACAACCCCCATTTTCCCTCTTCACAGACGCAAGCGCCTTGCCCTATATATAATGCGCGACACAGAAACCACGCAAAAAGGATCAAACCATGCAAACCCGTGAAACATACCTTCAATCCGCCGTCGAGCGTTTCGCGCCTCTCTTCATCGCGCGGGGCTTCCCACTTCCCGCCGTTCGCGCCTCGGTCGGTATCCCTGCCGGCGGCAAAGGCGGCAAGTTTAAGCGGATCGGCGAATGCTGGTCAAACCTCGCCAGCGCCGACAACACCACCGAAATATTTATCTGCCCCAGCCAATCAAACGCCGTCGACGTTCTCGCCATCCTGCTCCACGAATTGATCCACGCCGCCGTCGGCCTGGAATGCGGTCACAAGGGCGCGTTTAAACGCGTTGCCCTTTCCCTCGGCCTCACCGGCAAGATGACCGCCACGGTCCCTGGCCCGGCCCTTATCAAAGACCTGCAAGCCCTTGCCGATAGCCTCGGCGAATACCCCCACGCGGCCTTGAACACGGCGCTGTCTGGTCGCAAGAAACAGGGCACCCGCATGATTAAGCTTACCTGCGATGATTGCGGCTGGTCATGCCGCACAGCTCAAAAAAATGTCGATGCCGGTCTCCCCACCTGCCATTGCGGCGGAAGCATTAACGCCGCGTAACCCGCCTTGAACCAGGAAAGATTGAAACAATGAACCATGCAACATTAGAACACTTTCGCTTTATCGCTGCCACGATGCAAACTGAGCCGCAAGACTGGCAATGGATCGGCCAACATATGTCGCAGCGCATGTTCGGCATAACCAAAGCTCGCGCTGAGGCGTATGCGGAGCGACATGGCGGAACAGCCAAGAAGATCGAAGCCTAACCTCCCTCCTCCCTCCCAAGCCCCAGGCCCGCCGGCCCCAGGCCCGCCGCACCAGGCCCGCCGGCAAGGTGCGCAAGGTGCATGGCCACAAGGTGCACGGCCCCAAGGTGCATATCCAAACGCTTCACCCTTGAGGCTTCCCCCCTACGGGGGGGGGAAGAAAGCCTCATTATTTGGGCACCGAAAAAACACTGCCTCAACGATTGAAGCGCCTCCATAAAAAACGGCGGAAACCCTAGCCTCCAAACCACTCACTCAGCCTCAACCGTTGAAGCGTTTTAAAAGTAACAGGCGCAAGCGTTGAAGCAAACTGCCTCAACGTCAAAACACGAAAACAGCCCAAAACGCACACTTACCCAGCAAAACCGGGCCTAAGTGTTGCTTCAACGTTTGCTTCAACGTGCCTCAACGTCTTGAAGCGTTTGCATCTAGCCCAATCAAACCGGCCCTAACTTGCACCCATTTCGATGCTTTCGACTACAAACTACCCCACCAAAAACCCACCCTCATTATCCCGCTTGACAGGCGCAAGCCGCTCAAATAATTTCCCCTCACTAACCCGACAAACCACACAAACAAAAGGCCCCGCCACCATGACCAAGACCACCCTCCACGCCCTCTTCGCCGCCGTCACCGACGCCCACAACGCAGCCACCCGCGTCCTCCAGGCCACCCAATGACCCGCACCATAAACGCCCGCTTCGCCGGCACTTGCTCTTGCTCACGCCAGTTCGCGCAAGGTGCGCGGATCACCCTCGACGAACACAAGCGCGTCATAAGCTGCTTCGACTGCACCACCGAACGAAAAACCGAGACAATGCGCCGTTTACAAGCCGCCATCGACCCGACCCTTGACGCAACCCGCTCGCCCCTCTAGCCTCTCAAACAACACAAAAAGGACACCACCACCATGAGCGCCTATCACAATGACCCCGCGATTAAATCGAAGCTGCTGGCTGATCTACAAGCCCACGCCGACGCCGATCGGCTGGTCAAAGGCCAATACTGGGAAAACGGAAAAGGCTGCGCTGTCGGCTGTACGCTGCAAAGCTTGGGTGCAACGAGCAACGCTGACGATCACGCAGAATACGAAACGCGCCTCGGCATCCCGCAAATGCTCGCCCAACTAGAAGATAAAATATTTGAAGGCTTGCCGAACGCCGACGCGATGCGCTGGCCTATGCGGTTCAGCGCGGCAATTACCCCCGGCGCGGATTTATCGCGTGTCGGCTGGCAATGGCTGCACTGGCTGCTGACCGATGGCTTGCCGCGTGTAAACGATGCGGCAGTGACGGCAGCAATAAAACAATGCGCTGACGTACTGCTGCCGCTGATGCGCGGTGAGTCTGTTGATCGTGCGGCGGCTGATGCGGCGGCTGATGCGGCTGGTGCGGCGCGGGCGGCGGCGCGGGCGGCGGCGCGGGCGGCTGATGCGGCGGCTGATGCGGATCGTGCGGCTTATGCGGCGGCTTATGCGGCTTATGCGGCTGGTGCGGCTGATGCGGCTTATGCGGCTGGTGCGGCGCGGGCGGCGGCGCGGGCGGCGGCGCGGGCGGCTGGTGCGGCTTGTGCGGCGGCTAATCAGCGCATGGCTGATAAGTTGGTGCAGTTGCTGGAGGATGCGAAATGATCCGCCAGTACATCACCACCGCCCTCGCAGCCATAGCCCTGGCGTTCTTGTTCTTCGCGCTCTGGGTCGCCACGCCATGAGCAAAACAACCAGCCACATCCTCGAAACCACTTTTGAGTTTTCCGAAGAAACCGAAAGCCACATAAAGCTGACCTACTTCTACACGCCCCCCACCAGACAGCGCGCCGCGTCATACGCAAACGGCGGTGAGCCGCCAGAAGGTGCGTCAGTCGAAACCATCTCCCTTGAAGTCGATGGAGCGCCGGCGACTAACGACCAGTTCGACATCGCCCAAACCAGCGACAGCCTTTGGGATAAAATGATAGCCCACGCGGAAAACAGCCTATGAAACGCAGCAAAAAAACAATGGCGACCCACCCGCCCTCTGCCGCCGAAGCCGCCGACAAAGCCGCGAGGAAGGTGGGTCAGGTGCAGTACCGCCGTGGACGCCCGCCCCCAGATTTCGACTGGACCACCGTCACGCCCGAGGCCCGCGCCGCAGCTATCGCCGCGTTCAGAGCAAAGATAAAGCCATGATCCTGCCACAAATGTGCCTCGACTGCCGTCACGCGCACTGGCCCCAGCACTCTGCCGGCGAGTGCCACGCGCCCACCGTCCCGCCCAACACCACCACCCAGGACGCCCGCAAAAAAGGCGGCATATGCGGCAACGCCGGTATCTTATGGGAGAAAACCAATGACGAAAATACATTACCTATCCGCTTGACACCAACAGGAGCCGGGGATTGATGGCTAAGAAGAAGAGGTATTTTAAGACCGAAGGCGCGGCGAAGCGAGCCGTTACCATGTGGGAGAAGCGCATGAAACGTGCATTAGAGGATAAGTGGATTTTCCATGAAATCGTAGACGGCGCGCATTGCTGGTCGGTGTGGCTGTGAGGGTCGCCGTTATCAGCCGCCGCGAAGCCGTCACGCTTGTAGTGGCGCACCATTACATGCACCGCAAGCCGCCGATTTCCTTTGCCTTCGGTTTAATAGACGACTTCGGCAACACCAAGGGCTGCATCACGTTTGGAACGCCGGCCAGCCACCATATGCTGATTGGAGCCTGTAAGGCCGCACCGGAGAATGTAATTGAACTAAACCGCCTCTGGTGCCACGACGAAATGCCCAGAAATACGGAAAGCTGGTTTGTTTCCCGCGCCTTGTCTCTTTTGCCGCCCAAGATCGTACTTAGCTACGCAGACACAGCGGCAGGGCACATGGGCTACATCTACCGGGCAGCAAATTTCTACTATGCCGGATGGACGGATATGGAACGCAAGACGCCACGGTTTGACTACGTTGCTCCTGGCAAGCACAGCCGAGACGCCTTCCGAAACGGATTTACAGATCGGGTGCGCCGCAACCCCAAGGTAAAATACTGGATCGTGACGGGTAATCGGCGCGAGCGTAAGAGCCTTGAAGCGGCTTGCCTTTGGCCGAAATTGAATTGGAAAACTAACCCGCCGCCAAGCGAGCATCGCCAAGCTATAGGTGGTGGCCGTGGGTAACAACCGGATAAGCGATGAAAATACTTAACGCCCTCCGCGCCCTGTTTACACGCCCAGCACCGCCCACCCTCGCCCAGCGCCTGATCGCAGTCCACATCAACGCCACGACCCCGCGAAGGATAATCGGATGAAAGACGACGATCTCACTGCCAAAGAAAAAGCCCGCCTCCGCGCTGAATGGGAGGCAACCCTTACGCCGCAAGACCGCATCGAGATAACCGCCTACATGAGCAAGCTGGGTGCGCTTGGAGGCTTACGCCGTGGACGCCGCAAGGTGCGCGGTGATGCCGAGTATTACCGGCAGTTAGGTGCCGCGAACAATACCAACATGGAAGCCGCCCGCGCCGGCAGAGCGAGGAAGAAAGCCGAACGCGACAAGGCAAAGCAGGAGGACAAGCCATGAGTCCATTTGGCACAATCAAAATACCATGCTTATCCGGTTATCACCCATGAGCACTAGCCGTAGGATGTTGCCATTCTCCGCTGTAAAGCTCGGCATAGGTCGGGGCCGTACTTTCGCCGCCGATCCCGAGCAAGGAACGGAAGGCGTTGAACGGATAGAAACGGCGGTTAAACCGAAAGGTGAACTCGTTGAGATAGGCTTGAAGGTGCTGTGGGCTGACGCCGTGGTGACAGCCGCGAAGCCAGCCCTTCAGGTTGCTGAAAATCAGGTGGACGATGGGCAGGTATTCCTCGGCCACCTTAGGGTCACCCGCCTCTGCCGCCGCGATATGGGCATAGCCTCGGGCGGTCAGCGAGTTGTAGCCGTTCCACCCGTCCGTCACGATGGTCGTGCAGGGGTCCACAGCGACCTCCACGAAGCCCACCAGCGACTTGGCACCACGGGTCGGGACAACCTGCAAGCGGAGGCGTCCCGCGATCCTGCCGCCCCGGCGTTCCTTCTTTCCGGTGTCCTTGGCCTCCCGCTGGCGAACCTCGACGGCGGCAACCACAAGCGTCTGGTCGTGGACGCCCCGGCCTTCGCCACGGGTCGCCCCACCGATCCAGGTTTCGTCAACCTCGACGTGGCCGTCCTTGCGTCCGATCCGGTCAGCGTCAGGGCGGACCATACCTGCCCGCAACTTATGGAGAATTTGGAAAGCAGTCTCGTACCGCTTGAGGCCAAGCTGCCGCTGGAATTGGGTCGCACTCATGCCCGCCGTGTGGCTGGCAACAAGGTAAGCCGCCCAAAACCAGACGTTCAGCGGGGTCCGCGTCCGTTCCATAACCGTGTCCGCCGTCAGGGCAATGTCCCGGCGGCACTTGCGGCACCGCAGGACTCCGGGCCGGTTGGCGAAGCGGAAGGGCTCCCCTTGGGTATTGCAGTGGGGGCACGTAAAGCCATGCTCCCAACGGATTTTCTCAAGGTAAGCCGCACATGCCGCGTCGTCAGGGAACAGCCGCTGGAACTGTGGCAGGGACGTGGGGAACGGCAGGTCGGCATGAAGGAAGATGTCGGGGGCCATCTAATCACCCTTCCGCACATAGAGGCCCAATTCCAACTTGGCCTCAACTCGTGTCGGGGCCTGAATGGCGTGCGTCAGCAACGCCCCGTGCTTCACGCACCGGCACGGATTGCTCTTGAGCCGCCGCATGGTCTGCTCGCTGTAAAGGCATTTGCCCGTGTCACAGGTGAACCATTCCATGGCTTAAGCCCTCTCGCTCATAATCTTACGCAGGTACTTCACGCTGCACCCAGCCCTGCGGGCTTCGGACTTCTCAAAAGCCCGCTTCTGGTTCTGCTCAATCCATCCGGCGACGGCCAAGCACGCCTCCTGTTCGCCGTCCCGACCGTTGTTACTTTCGAGCCACATGATGGCCGTGTCGAAATCTTGTTGCGTGGGCTTCTTCATGACCTAGCCCTTCCCAGTCTTTCGCAGGGCAGTGAGAAGCTTGTTTTGGAGCACATCGCCCCGGTCGTTAATGGAGGCGTGTTCCAGATCGCCTTCTTCGGTGCCTCCATAAATGCTGCCGTCTTCAAAGGCGATGCTAAGGGCGCGCAGCAACATTTGAACGTCCTCCTTAACCAAATTAGACACAGATACTTTCTTCATTTCAAACACTCCGAAAGGTTAACTAATGCAACATACACTAGGACAAGTACCTGTGGGTGTCAAGCGGATAAGCATGCTTTCTTCATTTCAAACACTCCGAAAGGTTAACTAATGCAACATACACTAGGACAAGTACCTGTGGGTGTCAAGCGGATAAGCATGGATGGCACCATGAGGTGGACTATTCCGCATTTAAGGATAACGACCCACAACTCCGCGATGGCCTTGTGATGCCGTCTGGCATTAACAATTACGGGATGAAACTTGTTCGCATGAATGGCACCGCAGG